ATAATTAACTTTCCTAAAGCATCATTATAAAATAATATACTACTATTTCCGTTAGTATCGCCAAAAGAGATAATCGTTCCAACATTCAAGGCTGTTGTTGGTCTAACCCAAGCAGACCAAGTGCCTTGCGTAGTAGCAGACAAATCACCAACCACCGCATCAATATTAATATTTTCGCTTGTCCCGTCAAATGTTAATAAAGGTGTCGAATCGTAAATAGGTTGGTCAACAAATGTTTCTTGCACCCCATGATTGGAATTACCACTTTGGTCAAGCCATTGGTAGACCGCCTCGCCATTGTTAACCGCCTCAACTATTTTTCCAAGTGCCGACCCCACGGTGTTGACATCTGTAAGCGTGTTCGAACCGTGAGAATCGGAACGGTTTCCGCTCAGCTCGTTTAACTCCCAATAAGAAACAAGGCTAACGGTATCAACGTCTGCATATGCTTGTCCCGCGCCTCCGTTGTATAAAGTTGTTACTTCCGCTTGTGATAGTGCTTTGTCGTAAAAGAAAGCGGAATCTATTCTACCGTCTACTGAATTACCCGTAAAGTCAGCACTCCCGCCTAACGCAAAATCCGTACTTGTATCATGTATGCCAGTTTGCGAAGCCGTATTAAAATTACTACCGTTCAATGATACTTTTACCAAGTCATTTACAGAGTCATATACTAAAACACCAAAATACCAAGTTGATACTAATACGGTTGTGCTATTTGTCGCTGATACAACCGCAGTACCATTTGCTGAGGTAGTGGCTAGTAAATTTTCTGACGGGTCTAAAAATAAATAATAACTCCTATTTCCTGCCACTCCTGTTTTACCAATAACAACAGAACCCCCTGCCTCAAAAGAATCAAAGTAAAACCAACAGCCCAAAGAAAAATCTCCTGTGCCATCCTTGTCATAATCTGTCCTAGGAGAGGTTAGTTTTTCGTCATTCGCCCTTACGAAATTCGCACTCGTTTTGGCGTTAACGCCCTCTGACGAATCCAACCACAATTCCAAGTCAGTTAATGAGTCAGGCGAGAAGTTAACTGCACCGCCTCCGAGTCCCAGCCTATTACCTAGAAACACTACGCTTGATTTCTTCGCGTTGCTAAAACTGTTCCAGCCGTTACCGTTAAAGTGGTAAACATTCCCCCTATATAAACACCCTCTGAAAGTGCTATACTTGAAAGATTATCTCCTGTTGCGCTAGTTGCTGAAAGTGTTGCTCCAGCCGAGCCTACTACTAGAAACCCGATCCAATCACCGTTTTCTGTTCCTGTAACTTCGTCAAAGCCGTTCTGTGCGTGGTCTGCTATATTAGCCATCTTTTTAAATTTTAAAAGTTAGCTTATTATCCGATAAATACAAAAGTACTAAATTTCTGCAACTAAATGCCTAAATTTTAAAACCCGTGAAACCTCATAGCCTCCGTTTAATTGTTTCTCGAATGTATTAGAGGCATCTAATTGAGCGGTAATCATATTGAACTCACTCCCTAAGTCTAAATAAGAGCGTGTACGAATCAAAGTAGTTATTTGCTCCGCTATCCTATCAGCTTCTTTTTTACCGCCTGTATCACCGTTATATTTACATACAGCGACAAGGGTAATAGTACACTCAAAACCAAATTCCTGTTTATCTGTTAAAGAGTCGTTAACGGTATAATCTGAAACATAAACATATTTATTGCCTACGTTGCTAGGCACTCTGTCATACAAAGGCACGTTGGCACTAGCTAAATCGGTAAGGTTGCCGTTTAACGCTGTGAAATACGCCTCTCTTAGTTTTTCTGCTGGGTCTAACATTTATATCTTTATTCCGTAACCTATTATATTAAACTCATCTAATCCAGCTAAAGCATCATTAACCTTAAAAACTAGCTCATCCGTAGTGCCTTTTTTTAGACTTAATCCCCAACTACCGCCAAATAATTCTGCCAAATCAATGTCAACTATTACAGCATCAGCACCACCGCCCGAAAGGTCAACTATTGCTGGGGCTTGTTTCGATAATCTAAACCATTCTAAATTATCTTTAATACCATCGTGAATGGTTAACTCTCCCTGACTTTGATTACGTCTGAAAAAACTTACGCCATTGGTTAAGGCTGTTAAATTTCCAAACTTATTTAAAACCGCATTAGCATCAGCCAACTTTATAGATATTGACTTAATCCAATAATCAAAATTATCATCAGCTTTAATTTTAAATTCGGTTTTATCGACTCCCAAAGTAGAACCATCAACAATCATATTATTATCAATAGTGCTTTCAAAATAAGCCCTAAAAGGTAAAGCAGTAAAAGACTCATTCAAAGGGGGGTGTGTATGGATTACTGCCCCAATCTCCCCCTCAGGATAGACTTTTAAACGGTAATCTTCACCGTTGCCACTAGCTATGTTGCTAGTTATCATTCGTTATTAACGTCTTTTAAATAACCTATCAGAGCAGCGTAAGCATTAGCACCGCCTGAAGTATTTAAATCAATCTTAATACCTAAAGAACTACCTCTAGGTATTTCTATATTCAAAGAAGCGTACAGCCTCCCATCAGTCATATACAATATAGCGTGTTCTGTCCCACCAGTAATTGTACCGCCATCTTTACCCTTATAAGCTAGTGTTGTGCTTTTTAGCGTTTTAGAACTACCAAAGTTTGTATTGCTGTTTATTGATACCGCTGTTGCATCAGTTATTACATCGCCGCCCGTAGGGTTTTTAACAATGGTTATAACTGCCGCATCTGTTACAGTTACTGATCTAGTACCTAATCCAACCGCTACCGCTGTAATAATGTAATCAGTATCTTCGTCATTCTTAAAATAAATCATTGAAGATTCAGATGTACCCGTGTAAGCAATAGTACCTGTATTAATATTATACTCATTACCTAGCCGAGAAGCTGCCCTTTGTTCGTCTTCTGTGATAGAAAAGGTATGCATTTGATTATTGCTATCAATCTTAGCCTTTTTCCCTGTTCCTGTACCGTCAATTATTTGTTCTGCCATTTTGTTTTTTTTAAATTATACGCTTTCAAACCAGCATTGAACTTCAACGCATATATCAGTAGAGTAGCTAGGTTTTCCCGATATTGCAAAAGAACTGCCACCCGGAACGATTAAACCGCCATCATACTCTTGAATTGTGTGACCCGGAAGATGTATAGTAAACTGAGAAAATTGAGTTCCGTCTGTTACTGTTTTAGCATCTGCACTCGCAGCATAGTTTAAACCCGTAAAAGTAACATTTGAACCTAAATTAGCTGGTACTGAAATCCCAGCATTTGCATCTGAAATTAATGTCCCCGTTGTAGGGTTTTTAATCATCTTCGTTTGTAGATTCCCCATTGAAGAGCCTGTTCCACAAATCCTTATTTTATCAATAAAGAGGTTATCTTGTGAGGTGTTTTTTACATACATCAACCCGTTAAATGAACCCGTTGTAGTTAAAGAGATAAAGTCACTCGTTAGGATGAATGTTTCGCCACTCCTTAAAGAAATATCTGCCGCTCTTGTTTCAGTAATTGAAAAGGTTTCTAGCCTATTGTTGGCCGTTACTTTGGCTCTGTTGCCTGTACCAGCACCGTCTTCGATTTGTGACATAATTATTCGGGGTTATAGATTTTTTTTAAATATTTCTTAATTTCTTCGAGTAATAATATTTGCTTCTCTAACAAATCTACTACCCTGTCAGAAGTGACATTAGACTCTTCTAACTCTGTTTTAACTTCTTTTACAGGTGTGTAACTCATAAATACAAAAGTACTAAATTTTTAAGTTAGATTCCATTGAGTGCCATTCCAAACTAAATGAAAGCCCTCGTTGTCTGTTGACATTACAATAGTAGTGCTGCCTATTATATTATTCCCGTTGCCGTCAATCGTTACATTGTAAGTAGAGCAACTCCCCACGCTGTCAATTATTTCTAATTCTTTGTTAGTTGTAGGGCTGCTCGGTAGGGTTAAAGTAAAAGCACCCCCTGAACTATCCACGTAAAGCCTTAAATCTTTGTTAGTTACGGTATAATCAGCCGTTTTGGTGATAGAATACTTGTAAATTCCATCCTTATTGACTAGTATTTTCTTCTGAGTGTCAGAATCCAAGTCGCTATGTAAAGTAACCCCATCAAAAACGCTTATTTCAGGGCTGGAAGTTGATCCATCTAACACAAAATAGTACTGCCTATCTGTGTCCCACCTATGACCGCAACGCATTAAAGCAGTACCCCCAAAAATAGGCAAAGTCCCCATAGGTAAAACCCTCACATTGTCGGCTTCAGAGGCAAATACTACCGCCTTAGATTTATTATTATTCTTATCTGACTGAATGACCAAATCGCCTACATTAAAACTATGCCCTGTTACATTTACCTGAATACCTTGCTGAGAACTAATTAAAGCGGCTATATTATCGCTACTTAAAGCAGAGTCATATATTCTAAACTCTCTTAATCTGCCGTTAAAGTAGCTAGTCGAACCGTCATAGCCTAATGTCATAACATTAGCATCTGATATTGTGGCTGGGCCTCCCCCCTTTGAATCTTCGACAGAGTTATCATCTACGTAGATGGTAGCTGTATTGGATGAGTAGGTACAGCATATTTTATACCATTGACCCGTTGAAACACCTCTAAAAGTGACAGAAACACTACTAGCCCCATCCCACACTAAAAAGGTTAGATTATTTGAAGAAAGATAAATGCTTGAATTGTTTACTCTGTTTGTAATGTATTGAGTTCCTGTTACTGAATCAGCGTAAAATTCAAAATAATAGCTTATTTCATTTCCGCCCGTTATTACAGGCGTTGTATATTCGGATGTAGTGCCGTTAAAATCTGCATAATAACCGAAAGTATCAGCAACCATTGACATATTAGCCCCTGTTGAATCGGTTAAATTTGTCGAATAATCTCTGATCGTTGTAGAATCATTCTCGTTATATGAATTGGCTAGTATTAAACTCATCCTGGATAATCTGTTGTGGTTGTTGTATCTTCTACGCTCGTCAAATCCCCTAGAGGGACAGTCATAGTACCAGTATCTTTTGGTGCGTGCGGAATAATACTAACATTTCCAATATTACCACCTAAATCTGTTGTAGTTGGGCTTTGCGTTGTTTCTACTATCTCCGAAGCTGTAAAATTGAAAGCTGACCTTTGTAAATTCCAACTCATCCCAATAACCGAACAGTATACGTTAGTAGTTCCACCGCCCTCAGGTACAGGAATATGTATTCTTGAAATAGGCGTTAATTGTTTAGTGTTTTGGTGCAATTCTCCCGTTATTCTTTTACTAAAAGTCGCTTTTGTATCTAATACCTCACAAGGGACAACGTCACACAAATCTAAGTTTTCACTCGCTAGAGTTCCCGTAGATGGATCGCGCCTATCCCATTCCTCTAATAAAGTAGCATCAGAAGCCCTTAAAGCCGCCGTGTCAGGGTAGTTAATTCCTTGTCCTATGGTAGCCGTCAAATTAAAAGTATCGTGTCTGTTGTCTATTGTTTTAGTAATTAACCTTTCTAATTGTGGCTCAGTACCATCAGCAAAAACATATTTTAAAGAGAAGTTTTTAAAGTAAAAATTAGAAACATTACTACCATCATTGAGAAAGCCGTGTAAAGGGTAAAGCCTCATAGTGATTTTAGCGTTACCCGTAAAAGGAAAGATTAAGTTTGTACTACTTCGTGAGTCAGTCCATTTGTCAGGGCTAGGGTTATAATCAATAGCTAAAGGGCTTAAGGCTGTTGGCTGACCTACCGCACCATTATAATAGTAGTCTGTTGCTCCGACAGTATCTCTAACTATTATATCCATTGGAATAATAACTTTATTTTCTGACATTGACTTATACTGACATTGCCACTTCATAGAATCGCCTGACTGAATGAGTATATCCTCGCTTACTATTTCAACGTAATCGGTAGTATTTTGAGAAGCACCAGCACCAGCCCAATAATTACTCTGATTTTCAAATTTTAATAGTATCTCGCCCCCTGAGTCTTTTTCTATTTCGCTTTGAACTTGAGCGATACCAAGAGAAGCGTTAGCAGCAATTATCTGAACTCTCCTTTCATCGGTAATATAAACGGCTTCACATTCTCCCGTTGACATACCGCCTGAACGTGTCCAATACATTGGCAAAGTGTCTGAATTAATGCCTAAATCCCAATCAAAGCCCCCATTTCTGATAAGTGAACTCATCAACTGCCTCTGTAAATCTAGCTTATAGATAACCTTTCTTATCCTGTTCTCAATGCTCATTGAAGCGTTAGAATTGATAAAAGTCATTTCATCGGCTGTATCTAAGGCAGTTACTTCAATATCTAAATTACTACTCCCTGAAACCGCTGTTAAATGTTCGTTTCCAACATTAGCACCAAAAGAACGCCAATATAAATCCCCTGTTTGCTCTTTTGCTCTAACTATCCACCATTCGTTGTCATATTGAGTAATAAAGCAACCCAATGAAACTAAAATAGCCTCTAATACTTTATAACAGTTTTGACCCTCTTCGACTGCGCTGTTAACCTCTCTAAATATTCTACTATCTACGTGGGTTTGAGCCATAGCCGAGTCGCTAGAGGTGTTATTGTGGACACTAGCGTAAACATTGAAACTTTCACGAATTACTAAGGGGGTAGCGAGTTCATTAGTACACCACCTTACAAGCTGGATTAAGTGCATTTGCCCCGTGTGTAATGCTGAAGTATCTGTGAACTCTTTATTTTTCAATTCTCCTAATCCACAAGTAAAAGTCAATTTGCTAGGGTAAGGGTAATCCACAAAAGGTTCGCTGTAATTCTCAGGCTGACCGTAACCCGTCCAAATGGAAGTATTAGAGTCGGTTATATCAACTAATACCGCCTTAAAATCTGCATAGTCACCCTCATAGAACTCTTTATAATCGAAGTTGTCATCATTCTTAACTGATAATGTTAATTGACTTCCTCTAATCGGGCTAAATATATTAGATACATTTTGATAAGATAAAATAACACCATCAGAGTAAGCATCTAATTGAGTAACTGAACCTACATAACCATCCTGGAAAATCTTTGCCTGGTACTGATTTCCTGTGTTATCATATACCTCTACATACCATCTTTGAGCGTAAGCCATTAACCGATCCTCCCCCCTGTTCTAGTTGCGTTATCTAATACACCTATCAAGTCATTTCCCTGAACTCTAAATGTCACTTGACCGCCTCCCGTCATACCTCCTAATTTACTTAGAGGAATAACAGCCTCAGGCCCAGCCTCACCGATTAGAGCCGTTGTCGGCCCGTTTACTATACCGCCTTTTGCTAGTGCCGGGATTTCAGGAGGTGCGCCAATCTTACCACCAACAAAATTACTTATCTTTTCAACCAGCCATTCAATAGCTATTGCAAGTAAATCAAATAATAAGACAATAGGTCTAAGGCTGAAAGCTATACTCTCAAAAATTGGGGCTAATCCTTGCAAAGAAAAGGCTATTAACTCCAAAATTGGGGCTAATATCATTAGACTTGTGGTAATTGCACCGCCTATAATCTCGCTAAACATAGTTAAAACAGGCATCAGCATCTCTGTAATAACAGTTATTAAATTCATTAACGGATCAATAACACCAATAACAGCGTTAACAATCTCAATAAATACAGGAATTAGGGGCTTAATCGCTTTAATTGTTAAGGCTAATATATCACCAACAGCACCACTAACAGCATTCGTTAAATCTTCTAATACAGGTAAAATGTCGGTGAACATTTCTAACAAAGTCATTATAGGCTTTGTAATCTCCCCTAGTAACACCATTAGAGTACCGCTCATTACGTCAGCTATTTGACCAACGATATGAATAAGAGGCATCATTGAAAATACTAGCTTATCAAAAACGGGTGCAAATTTGTTTATAACATTCCCTAGTACCTCGTTCATCATTCCCATTAATACAGAGAATGATTTAGATTGTTGAGCGAACTCAGAAAACACCCCAACGATAGCCCCGACAAAATCACCACTAATAAGGCTATCAAACGCACCACCGAAAGCCTCCATACCTCCAGTAAAAACACTAGACAAGCCCTTACCTAAATCTTTGGCAATTCCTACGCCTTTCATCGCAACACTAAACCCTTTAGCTAGTGCCTGACCAACTTTAGGAGCAACATTTTTAAACGCTTTAGCTAGTTTAGAAGTTTCCAAGAACATTGGTATCGGGTTCATTCGCATAAAATCCCTTACTTTCTCCTGAAATTTGCTTAACTCTTTCTTTTCGGGAGCAATTTTAATAGACATAGGTTTATGCTTAACCTTTGGAAACTCCTTGTGGAGAGCGTCAAACATAGCTTTTGCAACATCTTTAAACTCTTTACCTTTTAAGACTTGCATTTGCATAGCCTTTGCCGTTCCTATTGCCACGCCTTTACCTAAAGCACCCCCTAACTTCTCACCGTCTTTCTCTAATTCAGGAAGAATAGGAGGTATTATTTTATCTACTTCATTAGGTAGTTCTTCTTCTACTGTTTCGCCAAAATCCTGACTAAACCCCTTTGCGATTCCTTTAGCCGCTACCGTTAACGGATCAGCTTTTAATATATTAGCCCCTAACTCTTTTAATAAGTCAGGAACTTTCTCAAATTCTAGTGTGAAAATTGCCTTTAATAACTTACCCACACCTTTAAAAGAATCATAAATTGCCTTTGGTATAGCCTTAAAACCCTCTATGATAAAACCTATTGAAGCGAGTATTTCATCTTTCCACGTTACAAAAATAGCAATAGCCGCAGCGATTCCAGCAATTACCCAACCGATAGGGCCACTCATTAACACCCAACCAGCCGCAACCGCTGGAGCGACTGTCGTAGCAAAGAATCCTAACGTAGCTAATAAAGGGCCAATAGCAGCGACAACCGCAGCAATACCTACGATCCATCTTTTAGTCGAAGCATCTAAGCCCGTGAACCAATTAACTAACCCTGAAATCATATTAGCCAACTTAGATACAAAAGGGAGTAATATGTTACCAATAGCAATTCCAGCGTTGCTGATTCCAACGGTCATTTTCTCCATCGCCCTAGAGTTAGACTTCTCCATCTCATCAAAAGCCTCTTGTGCTAATCCTGTGCTGTTTTTTTGTCGCTCTAACTCAGCGGTAAACTTTGCCGAACTTGTCCCAGCTAATACATTGGCAGCACCTACCGCCTCAACGCTACCTAATAACTTTGTTAACGCTCCGTTATTACCGTTTGAAGCCTTTTTAACTGCATTTAAAGCGAACTGTAACCCCTCTGATTCAATAGCCATCTGAGCGTTTGAATAGCCTAAACTTTGGAAGATAGCATCCATATCCTCGCTAGGTTTCTGCAAACCTACTAAAGCCGCTCTAATTTGTGTAGTCGCTTGTGCTGTCGGTACACCAGCAGCCGTTAAGGTTGCGATAGCTGCATTAACTTCCTGAAAAGATACTTTGGCTGATGCTGCCGCTGGAGCAACATTTGATAAACTAGCTGATAATTCCTCAAAAGTAGTCTTACCACCTTGAACAGCGGCAAACATACTATTACTTACTTCCTCCGCTTGACTAAAATTTAACCCAAAAGCATTTACTGTGGTTGTTATACCATCAATAGCTGTTTCGGTATCAGTAACCCCAGCAATAGCCGCCTTTGAAGCGACCTCCATAAACTCAAATACGTTATCTTTAGGAACACCAGCAGATATGGCAGAATATAAACCCTTTGTGAGTACGTCTTGAGCCACCCCTATTTTAAGAGATAGCTTTTCTACTCCTGTCTGTAAGCCTTTGAAATCTTTATCTGATGCGCTTAATAATGTGTTAACCTCTCGCAGACCCTTGTCTACATCTGAAGCCATTTTAACGGCAGCAGCACCAGCGGCAGCGAGTGGTAAAGTAACGTAAGTACTCATTGACTTACCTATTTTAGACATCTTTTTACCGATGCCCTCCATAGATTTAGATACTTCCTTAAATTTCTTATTGAAATCGGAAATATCTGCGCCTATCGCTACTTTTAATTCGCTTATTGTTGCCAT